GCTTTCCTTGTCAATACCCTTAATATGCTAAACTGTTAGTTTCAAGTTATGACTTAGTAGTCTACTTAGCTCAGTCATAACTTATTCTTAGTAGAACAATTAATGCCCTGACGGGCATATAGTTAAATGAACATAACCTAGTGATCACTTAGCTTAGTAGACTACTTAGGGGAACCTATGCCCTTAAAAGACCGTATAGATCCAAACCTTTTAAAGAACGTAGAAAACCTTCCTGTATCAGATCAGGAGGAACTTCTTAAGTTAATAGAAGAGCTGGAGGAGGCTGAAAGAAAAGAAGCCGCCCAAGACTCCTTTATGAACTTTGTGAAGTATGCGTGGCCTGCGTTTATTGAAGGCAGGCACCACAAGATCATGGGTAACGCCTTTGATCGTGTTGCATCAGGTGAGTTGAAGCGTTTAATCGTTAATATGCCGCCAAGGCATACTAAATCAGAGTTTGCATCGTATTTATTACCGGCATGGTTTTTGGGCAGATTCCCAGAAAAAAAGATCATACAGACCGCCCATACCGCAGAACTCTCCGTTGGATTTGGTAGAAAGGTTCGTAACCTAGTAGATAGTGATGATTTCAAGAAGGTATTTTCTAAAGTTGCCTTAAGGGCCGACTCCAAGGCAGCAGGCCGTTGGAGTACCAATGAAGGTGGTGAATACTTCGCTATCGGTGTTGGTGGTGCTGTAACAGGAAAAGGTGCAGATCTCCTAATTATCGACGACCCTCACAGCGAGCAAGAAGGTCAAAGCGCAGACCCGTCAGTTTTTGACAAGGTCTATGAATGGTACACATCCGGCCCTAGGCAGCGTTTACAGCCAGGTGGAGCTATCGTTGTGGTGATGACACGATGGCATAAGCGTGATTTGACGGGACAGATACTTAAATCATCACTACAAAGATCCGGCACAGATGAGTGGGAGCTGATCGAGTTTCCGGCAATTATGCCCTCAGGGAACCCCTTGTGGCCTGAGTTCTGGCCAAAAGAGGAATTGGAGTCGTTGAGAAACGAACTTCCTTCCCCTAAATGGAATGCCCAGTACCAGCAGAATCCTACCTCAGAAGAGGGCGCACTGGTTAAAAGGGAATGGTGGCGTGAATGGGAGGAGGATCGGCCACCCCCTTGTGAGTTCATTATACAGTCCTGGGATACAGCATTTTTAAAGACCCAGCGTTCAGACTACTCAGCCTGTACAACGTGGGGTGTGTTCTACAAGACAGATGATGAGGGCCTTCAACAGCCTAATATCATACTAATGGATTCATTTAAGGAGCGTCTTGAGTTCCCAGAACTTAAGAAAAAAGCCTATGAATACTGGTCTGAGTGGCAACCTGATGCCTTTGTGGTGGAGGCTAAAGCCGCTGGGACACCGTTGATATTTGAATTAAGGGCGATGGGTATCCCTGTAAGCGAATACACGCCTTCGAGGGGAAACGACAAAATAGCCCGTGTGAATGCCGTTGCAGATCTATTTGCATCAGGGATAGTATGGGCACCCAAACTGCGCTATGCAGAGGAAGTGATCGAGGAATTTGCGGCATTTCCTGCCGGAGAGCATGACGATCTGGTGGATTCATCCACACAGGCGCTGCTTAGATTCAGGCAGGGAGGCTTTTTGAAGCTAAACTCTGACGAAGAGGACGAGCCTTTTTACCAGAGAAAAGCAAACTACTACTAGGATTATTATGTCTGACAAGAAAAAACCCGCCTACTTCAGGCTAATGAAGCTTAGAGAAGAAAAAGAAGCAAAGAGACGCAAGCCTACAAGCGGCTTAAAAGGCACAAAGCTGGATCGTGAAAGGGGTGATTCCTCTAAGTCATTGGATCCTAAATCGTTAACAGCGTCAGGAAGAAAGGCCGCTGGCAGAACAAAACAGAGTAGACGAGGTACAGCCAAGGTAAAAAAGGCTAGACCAGCGTATACCGAGGTCGAAAGACCACCTACAACAACTGTTGCCCATGAAAAAAGGCACCGTAGTATGAAAACGGGCGGCAGGGTCAGGATGGACGGTACAGCAAAACCCAGATAAGGAGCCTGATGGCTTTCCTGCAAAGCAATATCCCGCATTTTAAATGCTGGGTTAGGAAAGAATACACCCACAACCACCAGAAATATCATGGTGAGTTTATTCATGCGATGGCTATCGCGGTTACCTCGATGCCTTGTAGATGCCTGAGTTTCCAGTTGATATTCACTGGAGCAGAGACCTATGACACCGATGAACCGAATATTCATGGTGGCGCGATGTGGGCCAGGATGCCGATTACAGCTTTAGTGGCAGATACCCCATTTGAGGAATGGCCTGAACCGATGGAGGTGTGGGCAGCACAACCCTGGGATTGCTCGTCAAGGACACACAGTGTCTATGTCTTGGACAGGGCAACCCCGTGTCCTTGGCTTGCAAAGATCGATAACAAGCTTTATCCGGCAAAATACTACTTTACGGTAGATTATACGGACTCAGAGATAGCGGATGACCCAGCGCAACACAAGCAGTCTCATGTCATGGAGTTGCTGGATGCCGGCAAATGGACAGGGAATATTGTGGCATTACCCAACAATCGTGTGAGGGTGACACACCCCGCATGGTTTGAGACAGGAGAAGGTGCGCCGGATTTCAGGCCATCACAGCATATTCATTACAGTAAGTCAGATCTAGACTACACGCTGGATGTAAATAAGGTTTTTAACAACTTATACGCAGAGGATTTAGATGAAGAAATCTAAAGGTTACATGAGAGGCGGCAAGACAAAAGGAATGGCCGCTGGCGGAAAGCTTAAGATGGTTGAAAAGGACGGGAAACAGGTTCCGTTTTTTGCTGCCGATGGTAAAGGTAAAATGGCTGGGGGTGGATCTGTGCCCTCTACAAAAGGTTATTTTAAAGGTGGAAAGACAAAAGGTATGGCTGCTGGCGGCAAGATGAAATCTAAAGGCACCGCTGGCGGAGGAGTCGCCAGAGGCAGTGGCGCAGCCAGACCCCAAGCATTTAGGAAGAATGGCTAAATGGCTGTAGATAAGTCAATGACAGGAAACCCTCTAGGCTACCTAGATCAGGAGCAAGATGCCTTGGAGATAGAGATCGAGAACCCTGAGTCGGTATCTATTGAGACCGAAGATGGAGGGGTAATCCTTGACTTTGATCCAGATGCTTCCACGCTCTATGAGCTTGGCAGGCTTCCCCATGATGCAAATCTGGCAGAGGTTATTGACGATAACGAACTACACTCAATTGCCTCAGAGCTAATTGGGTTATTTCAGTCAGACAAGGAAAGCAGATCGGATTGGGAAAGATCCTATGTGGATGGCCTAGATTTGCTTGGTTTAAAGCATGAAGACAGGACAACCCCTTGGGATGGCGCTTGTGGCGTATTTCACCCCCTTCTTTCTGAGTCGGTAATTAAGTTTCAGTCTCAGGCGATACAGGAGATATTCCCAGCGGGAGGCCCTGTAAAAACATCAATAGTCGGCAAGATGACCGATGAAAAGGAAAAGCAGGCTCTTAGGGTTCAGGACTACCTAAACTATCTGTTAACAGAACAGATGACTGAGTATCGATCAGAGACAGAGAAAATGTTGTTTTCTTTGCCTTTGGCGGGTAGCGCCTTTAGAAAAGTTTACTACGATCCCAACATGGAAAGACCGTGTAGTATGTTTGTGCCCTCAGAAGACTTTGTAGTGAGCTATGGGGCCTCTGATCTTAGTACCTGTGAAAGATCCACCCACATCATGAAACGCAGCCCTAACGATGTCAGGAAGCTTCAGGTGTCGGGTTTTTACAAAGACATAGAAATACAGACAGCTTCACCTGATATTGATCGGGTAGAAGAAAAATACAATACCCTAACTGGCGACAACACCAGCTATGAATACGACTCAAGGCACACGATCCTTGAGATGCACGTTAATTTGGATCTTGTTGGCTTTGAAGATTCAGACAAAGGTGAGCCTACAGGCATTCAATTGCCTTATGTAGTCTCTATTGATCAAGGTTCTCGTGAGATTTTATCGATTAGACGCAACTGGTACGAGGGTGATCCCTTAAAAGCGAAGAGAGAACACTTCGTTCACTACCAGTATATCCCTGGATTAGGGTTTTATGGGTTTGGCTTGATCCACATGATAGGTGGTCTGGCCAAATCAGCGACCTCATTGCTTCGTCAGTTGGTTGATGCAGGCACATTATCCAATTTACCTGGTGGATTAAAGGCCAGAGGGCTAAGAATCAAGGGCGATGACACCCCGATTATGCCTGGGGAGTTCAGAGATGTAGACGTTCCCAGTGGTGCAATCAGGGATAACATCAGTTTTCTTCCATACAAAGAGCCAAGCAATGTTTTATATCAGTTGTTAGGCGATATTGTAGAAGAAGGACGCAGATTTGCCTCTGCTGCTGACGTAAAAGCGGCAGATATGAACGCTGAAGCGCCAGTTGGCACGACTTTGGCGATACTAGAACGCTCTATGAAGGTAATGAGCGCCATTCAGGCCCGTTTACACGCCTCTATGAGGATAGAATTACGCCTTTTAAGTCACTGTGTAAGGGACTTTGGGCCAAAACAGTACCCATATCTGGAAGATAAAGACCCAATCGTCTCTGAAGACTTTGATGATCGCGTAGATATCATCCCAGTTAGCGATCCTAACGCTGGAACCATGTCTCAGCGCATTATGCAGTACCAAGCGGCCCTTCAATTGGCTGCACAGGCTCCAGAAATGTACGATATGCCGCTATTACACCGTCAAATGCTGGATGTTTTGGGCATTCAGGACGCAGATCAGATAGTACCCACCGAAAAAGACATGAAGCCTACCGATCCTGTTAGTGAAAACATGGATATCATCAACGGTAAGCCAGTTAAGGCGTTTATCTATCAAGATCACGAGGCCCACATACAAACTCACATGGCATTAACCAAAGATCCCCAAGTTATGGAGATTATGGGCAAGAGTCCCAACGCACAAAAGGCAATAGCAGAGATGGCCGCACACGTTCAAGAGCATTTGGCGTTCCAGTACAGGCTTGAGATTGAAAAAGAGCTTGGCGTTGAGCTTCCGACCCCAGAAGAAAGCCTTCCTGAGGATATTGAGTTCAGAATATCAAGACTTGTTGCCCCAGCGGCGGCACAGTTGTCTGGCAAGTCTCAGAAAGAACAGCAAATGAAGCAGGCAGAGGAGCAGTTAAAAGATCCTGTTATTCAAATGCAGATGCAAGAGCTTAAGATCAAAGAGCAGGACGTTCAAAGAAAAGCCCAAGCTGATATGGCTAAAATACAGCTAGATATGCAGAAGCTTGAACAGGATGGAAGGATAAAAACTGCGGAAATTGGTGCAAAAATAGCTGAAACCAATAGCAAAGAAGAGCTAGAATCCGCAAAGATTGCCTCAGAAGAACAGATTGAAGGCGTTAAGCTTGGCATTGAAATAGCCAAACAGACGATGGGAGATGACAAATAAAAGAACTGGACATATTTGATTATTTACGATCAAATATTAAAGAGCAGATAGAGAGTGTAGCCGATCACCTAAGTGCAGGCTCATGCAAGGACTTTGCAGACTACTCTAAATGCTGCGGAATCATACAGGGCTTACGCGAAGCTGAGCGTGAAATCCTGGATGCAAAGGCCCGTTACGAGCAGGCCCAATAACGACTCTAGGCGTTTTCCTAGTGCAGCGACTTCAGACGCTAATCTGATGCAACGACTTTGGGCGTTTACCCAATGCAAGGAGAAGGTATGAGCAAGGTTGCTCAAATAGAAACCGAGTCAGATAAGACTCGAACTGCCAATCAACTCCCAGATCCGACAGGATATAAAATATTGATTGCATTGCCAGAGCCTGATAAGGAATTTGAAGGCGGCATCCTGAAGGCAAATAAAACATTACAGGATGAAGAGATAGGATCAATAATAGGTATGGTTCTCAAGGTAGGGCCTGACTGTTATAAAGATCCTCAACGATTCCCTAGTGGGCCTTACTGCAAGGAAGGAGATTGGATCATCATGAGATCTTACTCTGGAACAAGGTTCAAGGTTCATAATCAAGAGTTTCGGTTTATCAATGATGATAGCGTTGAAGCTGTTGTAGAAGACCCAAGGGGGATTGTAAAAGCATGAGTGAAAATCAATTAATTGCAGAAACCGAGCAAGTTGAAGATCCTTCTAGCGCCGAAGATAAATTTTTTGGCGTTAAAACGACCTTTGAAAAAAAGCAAAAAACAAACCCAGAACCTGAGTCATCAGAGTATGAGTTTGAAATTGTTGATGATAGACCGAAAGAGGACAGAAGACCTCCAAGGACTAATGAGCCTACAGATTTATCTGATGAAGAGCTTAGCCAGTATGACGGCAATGTTCAGAAAAGATTAAAAGGTTTAAAGTACGATTTTCACGAAGAACGTCGAAGAAAAGAAGAAGCCCAAAGAACTCGTGATGAGGCGATAAAAATTGCCCAGCAATTATCAAGCAGAGTTCAGGAACAGGAATCTTTAATATCTAGAGGCGAAAGTGCTTTAGTTGAGCAAATAAAACAAAGAGCAACAGCTTTTCTTGAAAAATCAAAAAATGATTACAGAAAAGCTTATGAGGAAGGCGACACTGATGGCGTTGTTGAAACTCAAAGTCAAATGCTCAAAGCTCAAACTGAGTTAAATGATATTCATAAATATGAAAACAATTTAACCAGAAATCAGAACCTACAGCAACAGCCCTATCAACAGGATGTTGCATTGCAGGCCGCTCAAAATGCTGCCTCTCAGGAACCCCAGATTCAGCTAACTCCAGAAGCTAAAGAGTGGGGTGATAAAAATACATGGTTTATGGCTCCAGACCAAAAGGTTATGACTGCAACCGCCTATGGGTTTCACGAAGAAGCTATAGATCTTGGGATCGGTGTAAATACAAAAGAATATTTTGATTACATAGATCAAGGGATGAGGAAAACTCATCCAGATTTTGGTTGGTCGGATAAAGGCGACACAGATGGCGGTGACGCAACCGTGACGACCAATCAGCCTTCGACGGTGGTGGCACCTTCCGCAAGGAACAATGGTGCTAAACCGCGCAAAGTACGGATGACCGCCACTCAGGTAGCACTCGCTAAGCGACTTGGGTTAACAAATGAACAGTATGCCAGACACGCTGAAATGATAAAATGAGGAGTCAATAATGGCAGAAGAGCGCACCCCTAGAGAAAACGAAACGCGAGAAAACGATTCTTATCGTCCATCTGATGATTGGGTTCCGGCATCTATTTTGCCTAGTCCAACTCCCCAACCTGGTTGGGTGTTTAGGTGGGTAAGAACAGATGTTCTTGGACAGTCAGATAATACAAATGTATCCAGATCTTTTAGAGAAGGATGGCAACCTTGTAAAATTGACGACCATCCTGAGTTACAGATTATGTCTGATATAGGCTCAAGGTTTGAGGGTAATGTACATTTTGGTGGTTTGCTTTTGTGTAAAGCTCCTGAGGAGAAAATGCAAGCAAGAACCAAACACTATCAAGAAGTAGCAAACACTCAAATGGAATCTGTTGATAATAATTACTTGCGTGAAAACGACCCTCGTATGCCTATGATGAAACCTGAAAGGAATACGA